ACTTGCAGGGCGAATCAAAGCCGATGGCCTGCTCGAGTCGTGGCGGGACCCCTCTCAGTACGATCGCTTTGCCGCATGGATCGGCAGCGACTGGACGGGTCAGATCAAGCCGAGCATCGACATCGGCAAGCAAGCGGCGGGATACAAGACGCTCGTCGAGCAAGGTTTCATCACGAGGGACCGGGCCGCGCGCGAGACCACCGGCACCAAGTTCAGCAAGAACGTAGCCAAGCTGAAACTCGAGAACGAGGCCCTAGCCGCGGCAAACAAGGCCATCCAGGAGCTCGAGAAGCCGCCCGTGGCTCCCCCCGTTCCCGTTGCCCCGCCGGGCCCACCGAAGCGACTCGTGGTCGTACCCAAGGAAGAGTCCTGATGTCTTATCCGCTACTCGAGTCTTACGAGCCTTCTGCTTTTCAGATCGTGGAGCTACGTCCGGGGCAGGCCCTTCGGATACCTCTTACCCCGGAAACTGATGCGTTTCTCCTAGGTGCGTTCCAGGAGGCCGGGCTGAACGCCATGGCCCGGATTCTCGAGATTCCGTTCGACAGTCTACGGAAGTATCCAAATTTCGGCACAACGCAGACGAAATTGCAGGCGCTCAAAACCTGCTTGAACGCTGCTCGCGCGACCCTCACGGCCAAGGAAGAATCCTAATGCACTGGCTACTCGAGCCCTCAGCGCTCGCCATCATGCTGTCAGCGCGTCGCACCTGTGTTGACCCTACCCCCGCAGTCCTCTGGGAGACCCAACGGGCACAGGAGGAAGCCCGACAGGTGGGGCCCCTCGGTGGTCGGGACGGGCAGCTCCCGCGCAACATGACCATTGCCGGCAGCTCCGCAGAGATCCGGGTCGAGGGCATCCTGACTAAGAAGCCTGACTTCTTCAGCATGTTCCTTGGTGGCGGGAACACTACCTACTCGACGATCCGCGCTGCCCTCGGGGTGGCCGAGACCAACCCGGCAATCAAGGACGTGGTCCTCCACGTGGACAGCCCTGGGGGCAGCGTCGACGGTCTTTTTGAATGCCTCGATGCCATCACGTCTTTCCGAGCCAATAGCGGCAAGAAGCTCCGGGTCCGGGCCGAGAATGCCCAGTCCGCGGCCTACGGTATCGCGGCTGCCGCCGGGAACATCGAAGCCGTCGGGAGGGGCGCCACGTTCGGATCCATCGGGACGGCCGTCTCCTACTTCGTCGATCCGGAAGTTGTGACGCTGACCAACACGGACTCCCCTGACAAGCGCCCGAACCTCACCACCGACGAGGGCAAGGCCGTCGTGGTGAAGTTCCTCGATCAGCTCAACACGGAGTTCGTTCGAGCCATCGCCCAAGGCCGTGGCGTCGAGACCAAGGAAGTCACCGAGAACTACGGTCGAGGCGCGTCCATGACCGCGGTCGAGGCCAAGCGCCTCGGCATGATCGATCGAATCGCATCTACTGCACCGCGCGCGGTGCCCACCAACAGCAGGAAAACAGCAATGAGTGAAGAGCAACCGGATAGCCGCGCGACTGACCGTCGAGACATCGACGCAGCCGTCCAGCGCGGGGTAGACCAGGAGCGCGACAGGGTTCGTGCTCACCTGACGATGGGGGAGTCGTGCGGGGATCTGAGCATTGCCCTCGAGGCGATCAAGTCGGGTGCCGGCATGACCCTCGAGCTGAATGCTCGGTACCTCTCAGCGGGTATGAACCGCTCTGACCGTCAGAAGCGTCAGACGGAAAGCAATGCAGCCGAAGCCGCCCTCTCGGGTGTCGATGCGGCAACGCCCACTGGGGTCGCCGACCTGGGCGATCAAGTTGTCATCGCCTTGAAGGGCGAAAGGAGCTTCGTTCGTGGCTAATCTCACCATTACGAACAACGACCTCGGCTCGGTAGTCCTCGAGCTCTGGGGGACCGTAGACGGCATCCTCGAGAACGCTGCTCTCACCACGCAAGTCTTCGTGGCAGGGACCCTGCTCGCTCTGCACGCGACCGACGGACATCTCTACCCGTATGATCCGGGTGAGACGAGCGAGGACCTCGAGGTCCCGAAGTACGTCCTGACGTACGACGTCACGCTGGCCGCCTCGACCGATACGCCCGTGACCGTCATGGCCGCGGGCAAGGTCAACCAGAGCCGCCTCGTCATTCACGATGGGACTCCCATCACAGCACCGATCCTCGATCGGCTGCTGAACCGCCCCATCATCCCCGTCGACGCCAAGCAACTTGCCAAGATCGACAACCCCCAGAGCTGAGCCATGAGCGACACTTCAACTATCCATTTGATCGACATGTACCTCGAGGAGGCATCGGCTCCGATGTTCCTCTCTGGGTTCTTCCGCTCGCCGCCGCAGAATTTCCACACGTCGGAAGACGTCGAGATCGACATTCAGCGCGACGACGAGCAGGTGGCGATCGTCGTCACGGACCTCAGCGTTGGCCCCAGACACAACGAGTCGACTCTTTACACAAACAAGAAGTTCACGCCGCCGATCTACGACGAGCAAGGGGCCGTCTCCAGCTTCGATATGATCAAGAGGCAGCCGGGGCAGAACCCCTTTGCTAGCCCGGATTATGCGGCCAACGCAACACGGGCAGCGTTCTCGATCTACCGCAAGCTCGAGCTGAAGATCCGACGTGCCGTGGAATTGCAGGCCTCCCAAGTGCTGCAAACGGGTGCCCTCACCCTCATCAACCAAGCGGGGGTGGCACTCTACACGTTGAACTTCCAGCCCAAAGCCACTCACATGGTTACGGTCTCGACGACCTGGGCAACGAACGGAGCGACGGGGGCGCCCCTCACCGACCTGGGTAATCTTGCCACGGTGGTCCGGCGGGACGGCAAGATGGAGCCCAAGAAACTCACGTTTGGGGACAGCGCGTTCCAGCGCTTCCTGGCCAATGCCGAAGTGCAGAAGGCCCTCGACGTGCGGCGCATGGAGACGGCTGCCATCGCACCCGTGGCACGAGGACAGGGAGCGACTTTCCAGGGCTGGGTCTGGATCGGTCACTACCGGTTCGAGATCTGGACCTACGACGGGTTTTATAAGCACCCGCAAACGGGTGCCGCCACGCCCTTCATCGATACCGACAACGTCATCATGACGTGTGACGGGGCTCGGCTCGACCTGACCTTCGGGGCAATCCCGATGATCGTCGCGCCAGACCAGAGGGCCCTGCCGTTCTTGCCGCCGCGGATCTCGTCAGCAAGTGGTGGGCTCGACCTCACGACGAACGCCTGGGTGACCGCTGACGGTAAACAAGTGATGGTGAGTGCGGGCACGAGGCCGCTGGCCATCCCCACGGCCATCGACACGTTCGCTCGCTTGAACGTGACGGCGTAACGTTGGGCCTCAGGGAACAAGCCATTCTGGACAGCCAGGCAATCCTCGAGGACACCTCGGGTTTTGCTTGGCCGTTCACCTTGACGTCACCGCTCGGAGTGGCGCTCGAGCTGAAGGGCTTCAGCACCGATGTTGGGCACACCATCGACCCCGAGACGGGTATGGCCGTGGCAGGGCGTCGAGCGTCCGTAGCCGTCTCACTCGCCTCCCTGATCTTCGTGCCCGTAGCCGTGGCGGACAGCAGCGAGAAGCCCTGGGTCGTGAGCTTCATCGACAGCGCGGGCGTGCTCGGCAACTGGAAGGTCACCGAAGTCCTTCCCGATCGCGCCGTCGGAGTCATCGTCCTTCTACTCGAGGCCTATCACGCCAGCGCTGATTAACGAGCTCATCGACAAAGTAGATAACGTTGAAATCGTCCGCGATCAGATCGCGTTCATCTTAAAGCTCGAGCTGGCCCACCAAGCGGTCCTCTCAGGCAAACCCCAACCGAGGGTCTTCATCGAGAGAGCCAATCCATGGGGGCAATTCATCGACGCCCCTCCGACGGCTCAGCCGATCATCAACGTCTGGTTCGATACCGAGAGCTTTGACGGGTCGTCGTCCAACATCGTCGAACGGCAGAAGGCCGAAGCGACCTTCAATATCGATTGCTACGGCTATGGCGTCAGCGTCGATGACGGCGCGATCGGGAGCACCGTGGGAGGCCACAGCCCCGGGGACCTAGTCGCGACGCTCGAGTGTCAACGCGCTCTCCGGCTCGTGAGGAACATCCTCATGTCAGGTCACTACACGTACCTGGCCCTCAGAGGGCTCGTCTGGAAGCGCTGGCCTCAGTCGCTGGGGATGTTTCAACCCCAGATGGACAACCGCACTGCACAGCACGTCGTGGCTGGTCGGTTCGCTCTGCAAGTTTCGTTCAACGAGTTCTCACCACAGGTGACCGGTGAAGTGCTCGAGACCCTTTCTATCGAAGTTTTACGCGCAAATACGGCTGAGCTGTACCTGCGTGCCGAGTACCCACACGGAGTTTAAATCATGCCAGTAGACGCATCCGCAGTTGCGAGAGTCGTAGGGATCGACGCGCAATTTCAAGACCTCCGGGCGGGGTCGATTCAGTTTTTGCCTCAACACATCGGCATCATCGGGCAAGGCAATAGCGCGGCAACATACCCGCTCGAGCCGTACCGCATTACGTCGGCCATCCTAGCCGCCCGACGCTTTGGATTTGGCTCGCCGATCCATCTCGCCGCCCTCCAGTTGTTCCCCGTGAACGGTGGAGGTGTGGGCTCGATCCCCGTCACTGTCTACCCGCTCGTCGACGACTACGACGCTGGGGTAGCCGCCGTGGGCTCCATCGTGCCCTCGGGACCAGCCACGGTTCAAGGGACCTATCGGGCTCGCATCAGTGGGATCCTCTCGGCACCGTTCACGCTGGCCGTCGCTGACACCGTAGCCACCATTTGCGACAAGCTCGTGGCTGCGATCAACGCGGTCCTCGAGGTGCCCGTCATCGCAGCGGACGGCACGACGGACGTCGACCTCACCGCCAAATGGGAGGGCACCTCCGGCAACGACATCACGGTCGAGGTGCTCGACAGCCTGGGTGCAGTGCCCCTGACGGGCCTGACCTTTGCCATCACCCAACCGGTGACCGGCGCTGCCGATCCAGACATCGCCCCCGCGCTGGCCATGCTGGGCAGCACCTGGGTCACGTTGCTGATCAACACCCTGGGCCCGGCCAACACCAACGCCCTGAACGACCTCAGCGACGTCGGAGAGGGCCGTTGGGGCCAGCTGGTCCGACGCCCCTTCGTAGCCTTCGTGGGCAATCCTGAGGCCGATGTGGCCGCCGCAACAGCGGTCACCAACGCGCGACCCAC